ACTTTTTTCTTGACAGCCTGCGCTCGCTTAACAGCTCGCTTCGACAAACTTACTTGCCTTCGTCGTTCGCCCAGTGCTTTACACCGAAACATTTAACTTACTTGTCTTCGACCATCTGCTGCCTTGTGGCACCTTAACGACTTAATTAACATCGGCCGCAAGGCCGCTTAAACAGAGAGGATAACCAAATGCCCATTTCACTAGCTGACTTAATTGCTCTGGCGCAAGCGCCTTCACCGTTGAAACAAGCCAACTCCATTGACGCTACACAAACAATGCCTTCACCGACAACTTCACCGGCAACTAACTTAATTGACACTGATGCACAAGCAACTTCAGAATTTAATTGTCTTAACAATGCTCTCGATGCAAGCCAGCAATCAGCGGTGCGCAACATCTGTTCGAGTCAATTAAGTATCCTGACTGGAGCGGCCGGCACTGGGAAAACGTTCACATTGAAGGCTGTTTTGCAGGAGCTGCTAACGAAGTTCGATGCCTCAAGCATCTTCCTCTGCGCGTTTACGGGTAAGGCGGTGCTTAACATCATCAAGTCAATTAAGTCAGACCCAGCGCTCGCACCCTTCATTCCCCAGTGCCTCACGTTGCACAAGTGGCTTCAATTTGTGCCTGAGTCAATTGAGATACCAGACCCAAGTAAGCCCTGCGGGTACCGCCTAAGCCGGCGCTTTGTGCCAACCTTTAATGCAGCCAACAAGCGAATTGACACCAAAGTGTTAATCATCGACGAAGTGTCAATGGTATCCAACGAGTTAATGCTTCAAACCCTCGCAGCCCTCGACCTGCATAGCTTGCATAAGTTAATTCTCGTGGGCGACATCAACCAACTTCAGCCAGTCATCGGTAAGACAAGCATAGCTTACTTTGGGGCGCACTCCGGCTGCTCCCTCAATTATCTTACCACTGTGCACCGGCAAGCTGATGGAAACGACATCGTCCAAGCAGCTCACCTTTTCAAGTCAGCCAACTTACTTGCCCTGCAACAGGCCATCAAAGCTAAGGAGTTCAAGAACGTTAAGTTCATTGAGGCCGAAAACTACCTTGACCTCTATCGGATTATTGAGTTAATTAACGAGAAATACCACCTGCGCTTCAATGAACAAGAGGACTGCATTATCACCCCGACCAACGTCGGAGCTACTGGACAAGAGATTCTCAATCAGCGGCTTAACAAGTATCTCGGCGTAACTAAGCAAGCAGTGCTTTGCGGCGTGGCAATTAAGTTATTCGGCGTCGGCGACAACGTGATGTTCACGAAGAATAATTACGAAGACGGCTACATTAACGGAACAACGGGCCGCATAATTGAGATGCAACTTAATGAAGACGTGGTGGCGCCGGCAGGGGCAGCAGGAACAGAAACTTCAACGCGAAGCGAAGCGCAGCCCAGCGAACTGAGTCCTGATGAACTCGACAACTTAATTGAGCAGTCAGCCCAGCAAAGCGCCTCGTCAGGGGATTCACAAAACAGCGCCGATGAAGAGGGTTTCTTCTCAAAGAAAGCAAGTCATACGCTGACCATAGAGTTCATTGACATCTATGGCACTTTACGGCAGATTGAACTAAGCACCATAGGTGAGATAAGTAACTTGCTCCTCGCCAACGCCATCACCTGCTACAAAGCACAGGGCTCAACGTACAAGCGGTGCATCATCAATTTACTTGACTGGAAAAACGGCAACTCAATTAACAACGAATACGCCTACACCGCCTTGACTCGAGCTTCTGACTTTGCTTGGGTAATTTACAACAAGAGTGGCTTAGCCAAGCTCAAAAACCGCCAGCTGCCCGGCTCTTCGGATAAGGAGAAAATTGAGAATCTTATCTCAAGTAACTCAGACAGCGAAACTGCCGCTTACATTGAGGACTTCCTTAACAAGTGGCTTCGAGGAGCGCCAGCTTGACAGCAAATATAAACAACACAATCAAGTAACACAGTATAAACAAGCGCCAGCAGGCACACAATGAAAGGACATTAAGATGAACAACATAACACCGTGTGCAACGCACACTCAGAAAGTACTCCACGTTGAAAGCGGAGCCGAACTTTTGAAGTTAATTAAGTCAGACTCTCAATTAGCACAGGCAGATGTAATCCGGCTAGTGGAGAAAGCCAACGGCTTCTACGCCGCAATTCCACTAGCTGACTTACTTGAAGCCTCAACGGCAATTAAATTGCAGCAAACCCCAAAGAAGCTCTGTTTCGCTGGCCGTGCTAAGTTAAGCTACATCTTCGAAGCCGCCCAGCTGAAGAACCTTAATCAAGTTCTCGAGTTCCTTAGCTACTCCTTGCAGGACATCACAATTAAAGCGATGAACAATCAAACCGCCGGAGCTTACGCAAACATAATTGTCCTCGGTGAACTCACCGTAGCCGGCGAGCATCAGAACTTTCCATTAACTTCCAGTGCCTTACGCCGCAAAGTCATAACAGCGCAGCTTGACTTCCTGCCTTTCGCTATGTTCAATGCAACTCGTCGCAACCCACTTGATGGCTCTTATCAGAACTTAATTAAGTGGAATTCGGGAATGAGCTTCGAGCAGCAGGCAGCGAGCCCGCTTGGGACTTTGGACTTAATTATGTTGGAGTACAGCGAAACCACCTTGCGTGCTGTCCTGCGTCAGCGCCACTGGGAGGGCTTTGTCTATTATGACTCAAGTAGCTCCTTCGTCCCAAGCAAGCGCACAAGCCGAGTCGCCGCTCTGAAGTTCCCTGTGTTCATTCCGGCTCAAGTAACTTCATTCGCCTACAACTACACAACGAGGGGCCGAATCATAACTCAAGTAACTTGTTGCACTGCCGAAACCGTGCTGCCAGATAGGACTACATTGCCTTCGAAGCGTGTAATCCTCGGCTCTGGAATCGACGACTTAATGCGCAGTAAGCTCGAGGCCGGCTTTCGAGTTGACCTCTTAATTAAGTGCGAGCATGTTAATCGAGATGGCAACTTAATTAAACCGGTAATTGCCAGCAAGACTTACATAGATGAAACTAAGGCAAGTGGGCAGTAATGCCCACTGCCCAGGTTACGAATAACGAATCCAGACCTGCTACAAAGTAACTCCTACAACGCAACGCAATTAATAGCAAACATGGCTAAAACCACCATCACTGAAAGGACAATTAAGATGATAACAATAACTAGATATTCCAAGCCGGCTTCCAGAAGCCGTCAAGCAACTTCTAAGTCAAGCAAGTTCACCCAGCGGAAAGCCGCCCCAAATTCCGTTAGGCTAGCCGAGGAAGTTAAAGCATACAGGAAAGCCAAGCTGGCCTTTCGCGTCTATGCTTCAATGGGCGATTTTGCCAATGCACTCAAGGAACTTATGAAACTCAATGAAATCACTCGCTTCTCCGTGCACCCAGCTATCACAGGCCACGGCCCAGAGAGCTTTTGCTTCAGTAAGTATCCCGGTAGATGGACTCAAGGAATGCTCAAGCTGATTCCAGCGGAAGAGTTAATTGACTTCCGGCTCAAACACAACTCCGAAATCTGTTTTGGGAACCTCGAGGTAATTGACTCTCACCTGAAACAGCGGCGCCACAAAGTTGTCTACAACTTAATTGCCTCGGAGAAACTCAAGGTAACCAGAAGAGAGCTTAGCCGCTACATTCACGAGTGCCTTGCACAGCAACCCTATATCTACCCCCTTTGCTTCTTCGATGATTGGCGTATTGAAGTTAATTGGGTTGAACAAAAGTTAGCCAGATACATCGAGGCCGCCGATGCCAATTAAGTTGAAAGAAGTTAAGCGACATATAAAGTTAATTGAGCGTCGCCAAGAACAACCCTTTAAGATAGTTGTAACATTCAGTCGCAATGGACTTATAACGCGGCAGGAAGTTCATTCAGTCAAAGATTTTGTTTACTTATACTTTGACTTGATGTATAATAACAACGGAATAATAAACCTTTACATAGAGGAAACAAATAGAGATGATTAGCTTAAATGAATTACTTAACACACTGCCTTCGGGCGCACCTGCGGTGCCCAACACATCGTTGAATGCTGGCTGCAAAGCAGAAGAACCGGAGGCGCCGAAGAAAGAAGTCAATTTACTTGATGCCCCAATCAGAGCCGTTCAATCAGCTCAGGTGTGGTCAACCGACCTCACGGCGCTGGCCAACTTCGAGGACTCGATTGACTATATGAACCGCATTGAAGCAATGCCGCCACTGGCTGACCTAATTGACCTCTACTCCAAGGAAGCGGCCGACGCAGCCCTGCAGCTTAACAGCGAACAAAGCGAGCTGCTATCCTTGGTTCACAATGAGCTGAGTAAGATAGAAGAGTCCATTGACTTGAAGCAAATCGACACCACAGTAAGTGCCATAATGGAGCGGCTTCAGGAGAATCCCGAGGTTCTAAACTGCGTTCAACCTAAGGATATGCGCATCTTAATTAACTCATTCGACCGCCTGTACGCCACGAAGTCGGCAGTTAGTTCAGCACGTAAAGAAAAAGCGGCCGAAAAACGGAGCAACAAAGCTAAGCAACTTGCATTTTTGGAGGACCTAGACAATGAACTTGATTTGTGAACAAACTAATCAGCATACAAGCAGCACAGTCAAGCTAAGCGCGGTGGGAGAAAACAACTTAATGGACTACTGTGGCGCCACGCTGATTCCGGTAATTGAGCACCACATAGCAAGCAACCCCGGTGCCCAGCGCCTTTACGTCGAAGTAGCTTTAAGCCACTATTATGCACTAAGCACGATTGACGCGATAAAGCAATATATCAACAAGCACCTAAGCAACTCCGTCGATTGGCGCATCAAAGCCATTGACTACCGCGAGGCCGCTTTTCTGCTCTCGCTGTTAATTATGCCGGTTGAAGTCAAGCAAGCTTCAAAGGAAGAAACAAAGTTAATTAAGGAAAAGAGCCAGCTAGCAGAATACAAGAAAGCAACAGCAGTTGGCTCACATAGTAGCCGTAAAGCTACCTGTTGGAGGTGGTGCAACAAGGTAATTAACATCAATGGCTCCTTTGCCACCTTGGAACACAAGCTTCTTACAGCAGTCAATGAGGCCGATGCCGATGGCTTTGCGGCAATTAACTGCACCTGTTTAATTGACCCTGCAATTTGGCCCGCGGCTCCGGAGGCCCAGCCCAAGGTCGAGCGTCAATTTAGAATTGAACTTAATCGAGCGGTCAGAAAAACGCCCCTGAAGTATGCACGCTTGCAGCTCATCAAGGAGAATCACGTAATCAAGTTTTCATTAACTCCAAGAGTTCGGTGGGTCAAGTGTCTGGTTTGCGGCGAATTGAAACCTCAGGAAGAGTTCGGGCCGGCTAAGACCATATGTCTTAATTGCCTTGAAATAATGGAGGCATCTGAATGAGCGACGCAAATGAAAGCAAAGCGAGCGAAGCGAGCAGAAATGCCATCTCAATTAGCTACTCTTCCTTAGGCAGCTTCGGAAGCTGCCCGATGCGCTTTGTCCTAAGCAAGTGCAGTAACTTCGAAGTGCCACGCCACAGCTCGGCAGCCTCGATAATTGGCACCGCTGTCCACGAAGCATTCCAGTTCTACCTCATCACAAGGAACTTAGATGGAGCAGTCAAGGTGCTTATGTTGAAGTACCCAATTAAGTTGAAGAAGGCGATGCAGGGCAATTACCACTTCTTAACAGCCTACCGCATTTTGAGGGAGCTTGTTAATTGGTTCGAGAACAGCAACTACGACTTACTTTACATCAACGAGAAACCGGCCATTGAGTTCAAGGTTGACACAACATACTTAATTGCGCACACCAATGAACGCAAAAACGGCGTGGCGCCAGCCCCTAGAAAGGTTACCCTCGACAAAGTCAACTACATTGGGTTCATTGATGCCATCTTCATTGACCGCTCAACCGGAGAAATCATAGTATGCGACATTAAGACTTCGTCAACTACCAGCTCTGAGGAGGAAGAGATAAGCAAGTATGCCCTGAGCCCGCAAACTGTTGAATACGTAACTAACATATTGAACTTACTTGGGTTCGACCAGCAGGAAGCGGACTCGCTTATCTCGAGCATCAAAGTCCTTTACTTAATCTGCAGGTTCAAAGGAACCGAATGCGCAATTAACCCTCTGTACCTAAGTAAGACCCCAGAGTGCGTTGACAACCTAATGAACGGTCTGCGGCAAGTTGTAAGGTTAATTGAGTCGAATGGCCTAAGCAGCGCCGCTTATTACAAGAGCGGCAATTGTGTCAGCTACGGAAACCGGTGCCCGTTTTTCGAGTGGTGTCAATCAGGTGCGGAGTGTCAATTAACTCTTCAACAAGCCGAAGACCCGAGGAAAGCCTATAGCACCAAGAAGATATATAAGGTACTTGAGGTATAACAGGGCTAAAGCCACAATAGAGTGATACGTAAGTATCTTGGATTAATTTAACGAACGAAGAGAGTTAAAATGAAATTGAGTGAATATCTTAATAAGAAACCAGTCATAAAAGTCCTTTGCTTTGGCGAGGGCAAGACCGGTAAGACAACATTTGTTACTGATGTGTTCAACCTAATTGACAAAGGTTATCACATCATCTACATTGACTGCGATAAGTCAATGAACATCATCTTCAACCAAGCGGCCAAGTTCAAGCATCTTGATAAAGTCGACTACTTTCAGCTTAGGGACGAGCAGCACATCACAATCCTACCATTCGTCAATGCCCTGATAAGCAAGTGCGACTTCTACTACAACCAAGATACTGGAGAGGTGGTCAGCGATGCGCGGTTGCTCAAGAATAGAAGTCAATTTACTTGCATTCACGCAAGCCGCATTGATGAGCATACAATCATAATCCTCGACTCGCTTACCAGCTTCGCGGAAAGTATGTTCAATAAGTTAAGGGAGAAGCAGCTGTATGTAATGGGTAGCTTTGACAAGGATAAGCTCTACAACGGTCAAGTACAGCAGTACTACGGGGTACTCTCAACGGAGTTCTTTGAGTTCCTTGACAGGCTCAGCAACTTAGCGGCCTCGGTATTCGTGATTTCACACACTAAGACAGTCGAGCGGAAGAACAAAGCCGGTGAGGTAATTGAGCGGAAAATCTACCCGCTGTCAACTACCATCAATGCGTCAGAGGCTCTAAGCAAGTACTTCGATGAATGCTTGTACTTCTACTCAAGGGCCGGCAAGTATTATGTTTCAGCTCAAGCAACTTCAGAAGTTTGCGGCATCGGAGGGCGGCAACTCGAGCCCAAAATTTACCAGTCGAGTGAATTAACTCCTAGCATAATCCTCCAGAAGTACAACCACCGACTAGATGAAGTGCCGATTCATGACATCAAGTTAATTGAGTCAGAAACCGCCGTCGAAGCAGCTGGACCCGCTGTTGCATTAACTTCAAACAAGCTAACCTTGTAAATTAAGGGGCTCCTGCGAGCCCCGCACTAGGCACTCAATTAAGTGCACCTCAAATAACATTAATATTAACATTAACCTATAAGTAAAGAAAGGAATTTACTATGAGCAATGAAATCAATTTCTTGGACGTCAACTCTAATGAAGTTAAGGAAGTATCCACTAACTTTGTGTGGCCGAAAGGTACCTATGCGCTTAAATTGGAAGAAGTTAAGCAGGTTGACAATGAAACCAGCAGCAGAATTGTCTTTCACTTCGTAATTGAGGACGCCGCTGATGTTAGCAGCTCAATGGACATCTCCAAGATAATTGGCAAAAAGATGGTTTACAGCCTGCCTATCTTCAACCAGACTCCTGAAGACATCGCTGAAAGTTTGGGCAAAGTAAAATATGCTATCCTGAACTCTGGGGCCAACAAAGAGACTCAAGGAACTTTGATGGACTTAATTAACTCGGCAATCGGCCAGGTTACTTGGCACAAGGTTTTCGAGCAGAATGGTAAAGACGGCGTAACCAGAAACCAGATTGACTGGACTGAGTTCAAACCGAAAGCTTAGGCATTTCACAAAACAAATCAGGTGGGTGGGCTTCGTCCCACCCACTTAACTCCAACCGCATAATTGGATAAGGCAAGATGATTATCTTAAATATTAGCTCCCATGATTCAGCTAACCGTATGCTGGGGCAGATGTTAATTAACTCAGCAGCAAAATTCGGCCTCCCGAAACCCGAGGTCAAAATCCTAACGGGCTTCAATCAGGTTACCAAGTTCATTAACAAAGAAGCACTTTTGGGCCTCAAGGAAACCATCTTCATAACAGACGACATTAAGTATGCAAGCAACCACAAGAAGCCACACTTCTGCCAAGGGGAAGTTACTTCACTAGAGGCCGAAAACAGCTTTGTCATTTACTTGAGTTGCAAAGAGATAAGTAGCTTCTTCAACCCAGCTAGCCGCATTCACTATGAGCACATCTGTGAGAAGGCGGTGTTACTTAGCTACCACTTACTCCCCCAGTTCAATTTCATTTACAAGCCAATTTACAGCACGGCCGAATTTCGGGCCTTCGTTGAGTGGTTGAACTCAAGTAGCGCCTCTGGCGCCGAGTGGCTAATTGGCTGCGACATTGAAACCAGTAACTCACTTATCACCTGCATCTCATACACCCTAATTAACTTGGCAAACCCAAAAGCCCCACTGAGTTTCTGCGTCGACTTAATTGAGTATGCCTCAGGAAACCGCCTCGGCGAATCCAACATTCAGGTGTACCTTGAGAAGCTTGTCTTACTTAAAATGTTGCACAGCAACACCGCCATTAGGTTCGTTTTCCACAACGGCACCTATGACAACTCATACCTAATTAAGTACAGTTGTCCAGCTTGGGCCTATAGATGGGACACCCAGTATCTCTTCTACTCAATGCATTCGCTGAGTCGCAAAGCTCTATGGCACGTAAGTAGCTCGGTCAACCCAATGTACAAGTATTGGAAAGAGGAGATTCGAGGAGGTGAGGAAGATGACCTTGATGTTAAGGAAAGCGGAATGCCACACACAGTTGATGGATACAAGCGCTACCTACGCTACTGCGCCCTCGATTCATTCCAGACGCTAACTAACTTGTTTTATATGTTGCAGTTAATTAACTTCCACTACAAGTGGGCGCCCCGAAATTACGGCCAGATTCACCGCTTGAACTTAATTTATATGGAAATGCAATTCCACAGCTTTCCTGTTGACCGAGAGCACTTAACCCAGATTATCCAGGGTAAGTCAATTAAGTCCAATAAGGTAAAAGCGCTCTTCGAATACATTTTCGCCGACGCCCTACCTAACTTCAACATTAACAGCGTGGCAACGAAGCGAAAAATCTTTTACGACTTACTTAAAGCCACACCAGTAGGCGGGGCCCTGAGCACGGACGCCGACACATTAAGTCAGTTAGCTAAGCAGCACCCGTTAATTGAGTGGTTTGCAAATAAGCTCAAGGAATATCAAGAGAATAACAAGTTCGTGAGCGACTTTGGGAAGCTGCTTAACACATCGGAGATAAGCTGCAAGCTTAACGCCACTGGCACAATTACCTCGAGGGCTAACGCCAAGGCAACGGACTTCAATAAAGGCCGCAACTTGCAGAACATCACGGCCGAAATTCGGGAAGCTTTCGTTGCACCGCAAGGCTACTTAATTGCCGACATTGATTACAGCCAAGCAGATACTTATTTCGTAGCCGCTTCAACTGACGAGAAGATGTTTCAAGTAGTTACTGATGACAGAGATACGCATGCAGTTCACGCAAGTCAGGTATTCGGAATCCCCTACGAGGAAGTGCTGGCACACAAGGGAGATAAGCACAGCGCTCGAAAACTCGTAAAGCCAATTAGCCACGGCGGCAACTACTTTATGACAGCGAGGACTATGTACGCTAGGTTGCTAACGGAAATCGGCACAACGGGACTTCAGCAGATGGCCGAGCGGCTCGGCCTGCCGAAGCCTAAAGTAACAAAGGACTTCATTAAGTTATGCGAAATTGCGCTTCGCAGGTACAGAGCACAATATCCGAAGTTACTTCACTGGCACTACACCCTCTACGGCGAGCAAACGGCGAATCAAGGACTCATCTCAACTGCCTTCGGATTTACCACGTGGTTCCCAATTAAGATGGATAAAGAGAAAGTCGATGGAGTTTTGCGGCAGATAGCTGCTTACAAGGGGCAGGGTGGAACAGCTGGTTTAATGAACCGCTTCTTAGTCAACACTTACTTCGAGGGCCGCTCTCAGGAATTTGACTCAATGGAGTATCCTGAATATGGCAAGTTAATGAAGGAAGCTCTGAAAGCCGGCGACTTCATTCCGGTGGTTCAGGTGCATGACTCCATTGTCTTCTTCATCCGAGAAAGCAAACTACACCTCTTAGACTCGATTATGAAGCAGATGATGGCGCCAATTAACTACAATGGCCACCAGTTCCATGTACCCGTTGAATGTGAAGTAGGCCGCTTTTGGTCTAAACGGTTAATGAGCACATATAAGTTAGGCGACTTCGAAAATTTCGCCCTGAGCAAATTACACACTTTAGAAGAAAGGACTTTATAAAATGACGAACATACTGAAAGAAAGATTAGATGATTGTATCAGCACAATACTCAAGTACCCAAATTTATTCGGGACGGAAATTGACTCGTTGAAGTTAATTAGCCAGTATGGCAAAAAGCCGGCCTGGCAAACCAGAGTTATTGATGGTCATATATTTGAGGTTGTCGAATTAACTTTCGGAATCCCAACTACAGAATATGAAGTAAAGCGAATATTCACAGGTGATGAAGTTCCAAACTTAATTGACTTCTACAAACTTCAGCAAGAGTGGAGGGAAAAATTCGGCCTGGTCAAGGAAGTTTACAGATTTGCCAGCGCTGATGACATGCTTAAAATGTGCCAGTACATTAGCCAGCGAGGCTTGCGTGGCAGCATAAGCTACTGCTCAGGTGAAGATAATCAAACACCAGCAGTTACCTTAATGGACTTCTACGAATTCCCCGAAGAAGTAAAAGCTATTCATAAAACCACTATACTTTGCCGCGACTGGATAATGGAGCGCGAATATTTGGACGAGGTAATTAGCGAACTTTTAGAAAAGCGCCCTGACTTGACAAATTAAAGAAAATGAATTATTATGTAATGGTACCACCAAGCCGGTACATTTGTTTTAACTCAATTAACATAAGAAAGGAAATTAAGATGGCAGAAGTAATTAAGACTGCGGCTCCGATGTGGGCAGATGACTATGATAGCCTCGTTGAGTTGCTTGAGTCTATTGGCGACGGCACTTACGATAGCCAGACTATCGCCCCTGAGTTGTGCCAGATTCCGCCGCACGTAGCTAAGCTGCTGGCTGCTGAGCTGGTAGCTCTTAAACCGGCAGCTGCTTAACTCTTAAAGTTAATGTACGGTAAAGTGCGAGGGCGGCCTGAGGTTCGCCCTCCATTAAGAAAGGAATATCATTAAGATGCGCATACACAACAAGTTAATTAAGCGCTTCATTGAACTCAACCAATATACAGAAGCTCCGGAGCTTTTCCTTGTATGGAGCTTACTTGGGATAGCATCTGCTTGTGCCGCTCGGGAAGTATCCTTTCAATTAGGCGACACTACAATTTGGCCCAATCAGATGATACTCTTAGTTGGCAACGCCGGAGTCAGGAAGTCAACGGTGATAAATACAATAAGGCCTCTAATTCCCAGCTATGTTACTTTAGCTCCCAATGAACTTGAGGCCGGAAGTAACGGCTTGGTTCAATTTATGGCCGGCATCACCAATGTTCAGCAGAAGCGCCTCGAGAAGAAGTTACTTAAGTATGAGCACATAGTACCAGAAGATGATATAAGCGACCTGTTAAATTCAGACACAAGTAACATAGAATGTAAAGTAAGAAGTAAGAATTTCAGCACTCCCTTAATCTTAAATAGTGAATTTAGTACATTTGCAGGAACCGGCTCGTTTAAGTTATTCACAACCTTGAGTCACTTATGGGACGGCTCAGATTACAATAGGCAAGGAATAGAAATTAAAGAACCCTTAATTAACATATTATCAGCAATAACTCCAGCAACTCTGGCCAAAATTTTGCCGCCCGAGCAAATGGAGCAGGGCTTCGTAAGTAGGTGCATATTTGTATATGGTTCTAAGGAAAAGCAGATTCCGAGGCCAAGATTTTTCACGCCGGATAAGATGCCTGAGTTAATTGACGCCTTCAAGAACATTGAGTTCATATATCGCAACACGACATTCGATGAAACACCAGAAGCAGCAGAATTTTTAGATAACCTCTATATGTTAAATAAGCAAGTTAAGGATTTCCGCTTCACGTATTACAACGCGCGGCGACATATACACTTAATTAAGACGGCAATGTCAATCGCCATCTTATCAAACAGTACTACATTAACAAAAGAAATCTATGAAGATGCCGATGAGATTTTGAGCACAACGGAGGCACTAATGCCTGAGGCACTTGGTGAATATGGTTTGAGTAAATTGAGTGAGGCTAAGCAGAAGCTGCTTGATTACATCAGGCAGTCAGAGGCCCCAATTACCTATACAGAACTTAGCCGCCTAGCAGCTAAGGATATGCGGGACGCTGACTTCAGTGCCATTTTGCAGGGCTTCGTCAATGAGAAGAAAGTATTTACTTGGGTTGGTACCAACAATGTGCGCTTCTACTCGACGGCCAAATCTTCGATGAATCTTCAATGAACTTAGGAAAGGCAATTAACTATGGGAATAGATAAGCGGCGCTTGGTTATAAGCGCCATAACTAAACGAATCCAAGCCCACTGGCCGGAGCTCAAAATTTCACAGGGCACAATTTACTTGTACTACTTAATTGAGGGCTGGTCGGACATACTGTACACAGATACCACTGGAAACCAGACCATTGGGTTGGGTCATAAATTAACAGCTGAAGACAAATTGCGGCTTGAAAAAGACCTGCAACTCGGCCGCGAGCAACTTGTTTGCTGGGCCGCTAATGATATTGTGAAGTCAATTAACTTGGCAGAATCGCAGTCAGAGTACAAGAGCAAGGTCATCAGGCCAGTCTTCGGCTACTTGATATTCAACTTAGGGCACTACGGATTTTCGAAGTTCGTTAACTTCCGAGCTGCGGCCCTCAAGTTTCAAGAAATGATGACAGATGTTAATGCACTTAAAATGCTCAATGAACTCGCAGACTCAAAATGGGCCACGCAAGTTCCTCGGGCTTTGCGCATCATCTCGAATTATGTGTTAAGGGGCGAAGTAACAGCTAATTATCTCGATGAAGCAGACTACCACTTCAAAGGTGAGAAGATTCACCCGAATCTTCGAGAGGCCACTTTTCGAGAGCCAAGCTACTTTAACCTGCCAGAACATCACTCCTAAATTAAATCGTATCAACTTAACGCAAGTTAAGGAAGCAAAAGAAAGGGTGGAATCAATTAAGATTCCACCCTATTTTGTAATCTAATTTTCTTTACCCTCCTTTCAATTTAATTCCTTTGTTTTGTGCCCACTGGGAACCCCGGTGCCCTAGTCCTCAAGTGGCTCGAACAAGTCCCTGTAGGCTTCATAGGAAGAAGCACTCATTAACTTCTGCATATCATTAAACGCTTCGATATTCTCCTGCGAGCCAAGTAACTCAATCTGCCTGTCAACCTTAGTCATAGTAGCGGCATTATACTGCGCCTGCGCCCAAGGTATGAATGCGTCAAGTGAGCCACCAGACTTAATGTAACCCTCGAATGCTTTGGTAATTAAGTCAGTATCAATTTGCACGTTACCTGACCGTAAGAACCTAAAGCCAGCCTTAAATGCTTTTCGAAGGTCATTAAGTTTCTCTTGGTTAATTGCGTCCCTAGCCCGCATTCGGGATTCGAGGCGCCAATTTTCAGCTTGCTCAATTGAGTTGAAACCAAGTGCAGTAACTAGGCTGTTAATCCGCTGGATATTACCATTGCGGTCAACTGAGTAAGTAAACTCATTCCCGTTCTCATCATACATTTGATTGCCCAATTTAGCAAAAGCTCTAATTGACGACACCGGCGAATACTGGCTAATTAACTCTTGAAGCCGATGGGCGCTCAGGCCAACTTCGCTCTTCATTGCCCCATACATATCCTTAACCAAATTAACAGAATCGTCCAACATTGACACAACAGGGCTAATGTCCTGCAATGTGAATGAGCCGTTAATTGGCAAGAAGCCTCCAGTAACAGGGTCGATGTCGCCACGGCTACTTAGGTCAGTATCCACAAGTGAGCCTAGGGTGTACATTGCGGCCCGAGCAGCGGAGTCGCTTCCCAAGATATTTCTCAAGTAACTATAAGTATCCTCTTCGCCCTCAACCGGGAAAATTACATTCTGAGCTAATTGACTAAAGGGCAGCGAATTGAGTCCGAAAGTCAAGTACTGCGTCCCAAATGCTTTGAGCACGGAGGCGTTTCCCAGAGAGTATGCGTCAAGTAACTGTTGCATTACATTGAGCTTGTACGTCTTAAAGGTTCCAAGCAGCGCAGGTACAGCACCTCTGTATACATTGGGTTTATTCAGCACGCTGTAATTACCAACAACGTTGTCAGAGAACTGCTTAGCAAAGATGAACCTCATTTGCCGTGTTTTCAAGCCGGAGCGCCCAGCAAGCTCATAGCCCATCAGGAAGCTGAAAGACCTACTTAACTCTTCCGTCTGGTCGGCGGCCGCCGTGGCTCCCTTGTTAATTAACTTCAAAGCTTGCTTGAACAGCCCAGAATCGGCCGCTACTTTAGTCGGCTCGAATACAATATCACGAAGCATGTTGGCATCTCGACTAACATACCCCTGTTTTTCGGCCAGCTGAAGAATCACCTTGCCTTTCTTACTAAACTGCTTCTTAGTTGCCTCAAAGAAAGCACCAAGCCAATCGACAGTACCCCAACGCTGAGTCATATCAACTTCGCGCCCGTAGAAGCCAACTCGAGCAGCATAGCTCGAGGCGTCTTCCCACTTAGTCGGGTTAAGTGACATCGTGGCAAAGTGACTCATCGGCACAACACCAAGGACATTAAGTACAGCCTGACTCATGCGCCCAAAGCGGAGCAAGCTCCAGTTTACAAGTTGCTGAAGTTTATGTGTAACCCCGAGGGCATTAGCTTTTGGCAGCTTCCCAATTACATTAGTCATCAGCTTCTGCTCATCGGCAATCTTCAAGTCATGGGCAATTTGGTCATTCAACTTACTTGAGTGCAAATCGCACATTGAACTGTAGAAGCTGTCAACCACTTCATTGAACTTCTGGACAGTCGGCGAGGTATTAACGGAGCGGCCGTTCAGTAAGTTAATGTACTCGCGAATCGCCCTCCGAACCTCAGGAGAGGTGCCAGAATTCTCGCCAAGCATCTTGGCATATTGCGCCTCCCGATTGAAGAACGCCCCTTGGTACATCTTGCCCAAACCTTGGCCACGCTTAATTAAGTCGTTGTACAAAGTCGAGGCAATGTCCGGGTCGTATTCGAAGGCCAAGCCAATTGACGTCCTGTCTAAGCGCCCGCTGTTGTACTTCAACTTACTGTACTCGCCAGAAGCATTAACCCAGCCGAGCCACTCTTCATCGGGGTCAATTAAGTGGTCACGCTGGACGTCGGCCCGAGATTTTACCTGTAGCTTAGAACCCTTGCCAGCCCACATAGGTGAGTACTGATTGAGAAGTTCAAGTTCCTTAGCAGTGGCCGCTTTCAGCTCCTTAGCCGAATTTGCGGTTACGGTGCTAATTAACTGGTCGCCATCATAGATGAAATTAACTTCAGAACCCAGCTTGTTGGCAATGTGGAAAGGCTGCGTATACTGTGCATTGCCACCAAACGCCCTGACAATCTGCTTGCGCCCGCTGTATAGCTCATTGTTAATTGACTTATACAAGCTAAGGAACTCTTCTGTAGATTCGCTCAACTCCAGAGTTTTGCCCTCAGCAATGTTAGCTAAGTCTGGCAATGCCGTTGTCTCTAAGTTGCGGTAGCTATTAGCTTGGTCTGGCGTAAGCAACCCGAGCTGCTCAGCTCTGTCTATGGCGATGGCATTCCTAGTAGAAAGCATCTCAATCTGCTCTCCATTAACCACCTTAGACGTAGTCATCAAGGTGAAATCGTCGCCAATTTCGAAGCCCATCTTAGTTAGCTTGGCAAACTTATTAAGTTGCACCTTCTCAATTTCGCCCAGTTTTTCACTTACTTGTTTAAGAGGCTGCATCCGGTCAGTAAGATACTTGTACATGGAGTTGTTACTTAACTCTGTAAGCCGATTGACGGCCGCCATTGTAGTATCCCCAATGTAGTTATACATCTTACTGAACAGGTTACCCAGGGCGCCGGGCAAGTGGCTACCCACGATGTCATCAACCTGCCGAACTTGGTCAACCAGAGGATTCTTCGTGAACATATCGGCAAGGCCTCTCAGGGCCGGATTTTGCTGCCCGATGTCAATTAACTGTTGGCTAAAGTTTGCGGCATTAGCTTCCGAAATCGCCCGAGCATTTTGCATCTGCTCATACTCATTAAGTTTAGCCGAGTCAACTTCAATGACTAACTTATCCTGAGGAGTCAAGTCAAGCTTGTTCCAGCCAGCATCTCGAAGGCCGCTTGAGTTGACATCTCGATTAAGTTGCCCTTTGTAAAGCCGGCTTACAAACTTGGACTGGTCAGTAACTTCGTAGCCGAATTTTTGCACTTCAGCAACTAAGTCGTCGGCCAGCCCGAGGTCTAATTTACGCAGCAGATAGTGCTTGGTAAATCTATCAGCCATAGTCCGGTAAGACTTCGGAGTGGCCAAAACCATCTTGGAGGCAATTTTCGGCTGGTCCTCAATTAACTGTGCAAGTGCATTAGCGACCCACGGATTTTTGGGCGCCATTTTGTCCATGGACTCAATTATCTTTTTATTCACAAGCTGGCCCTCTTTACTCACTTTACCCAGCTTCTCAGCATTAGCCTTAATTAAGTAAGCATAAGCTTCAGCGGTGTCAAAAGTAGGAGAAGTTACTCGAGGGTCAACAGTCAGTGTGTTAAGCAAACCTTTCTTGCCAACCCTGTACTGGATAAAGCCGGAGGCATCACGAGTAAAATCACTCTTCTTGGCGTAGTCAATGAACCTCGGCTTGATTTGTGCAGCCGGAGTAACAGTGCCATCTTCGTGAACTACAAAGTAGCTCTTCTGCGGATTTTTCTTGGCGCGGTCATTAATTTGGTCTAAGCTAATTGACTTCAAATTTTGGCCCGCTTTAACAGGCTCATTTTTCAGCAAGGTCTTATAGTCCTTAATGCTGTCAGTAGCAGCTAAGAGCATTGGATTCTGGTCAGCTAAGTTACTCAGCACTAAAGCTTCACGCGGATTTTTCGTAAGCTTCCCAAGTAACTGTTTACTCATCTGGTTGTTCATTGACTTCATTTGAGTCAATTCGGCCTTGGCATCAGAAAACAGCTTCGAGTCGATTTTTCCCTTAGCAAGTAAATCAGAAAGGTCAGCCGTAATAACCTGCTCAACTTGGGAAAGCTGCTTACCCGATTCCTTAGCCGCCACAAAAGCAATAGAGTTATTAGGAACTTGTTCTCCGAAGGCGAAATTTGTAGTGGGCTTAATTGAAGCGCGCTGCTTGAACACTGAGTTAGCCTGACGTGTAAGCTGATTAAGTGTATTCTTGGCTTGCCGCATCGTTGCGATGGTCTCAAAAGCGGTTCCACCAAGCAGCAATCCCCAAGACCACTTAGGCGACTCCTTATACACATTCAGGTATTCATCAACTGCTTTACCATAAGAGTCTTCATAAGAAGCCCCTAAGAATGCAAGTTCACCAACTCCAGCTCTAGTCACGGCCTGAGCAACATTGCGGCTAAGTGGAATAGCTAATTGAGTCGCCACCTCGCCAATCGGTTTAATTCCAATGGAAGCTAATGAACTAGCTTTCTCGTAAGCGGCCCACTGGCTTTTATTCCCATACCAACCTGCTTTAATTCCCATAGCTCGATTGGTAATTCCCATTGCGCCTCCAATTGACGCAAGGTTCCCAAGGAACCGCCCGGCGAAAAGTTGGGCCTCGTTGGGCTCATCAGCCTGACCAGTAATTGCCTCGGTTATAGCTGCGTAACTCTCAGCATCATCGCGGCCATTAAGTCCGATAAAGTCATAAGCTTGGTCAACTATGTTGCGAAACCCGTGGAAATCGCCCGATGCGCCGGCCGCTCTGCGGGCAGAGTTAATTAAGAAGTCGCCAATGTTAGCAGTTGCTTTGGGCGTGTTCAGGGCCGCCAAGTAGCCGATTCCGGCAATTGACTTAGTAGTTTCAATTGCACTCATATTTTCAGTTGCCACCTTTACACCAGAGACAGTTTCACCAAGGCCTTCACCGACAGAGTAAGTTGCTTTAGTTGCATCAACAACAGCTTCTCCGACCGCTTTTCCGGCTTTAGCTGCTAATTGAGTCGGCAAGCTAATTGCATCAACCAGGGCACCAGCGCCCTTAATTAACTTATCCATAAAGCCGCCCGAGGGTTCTCCGTGCTGCAAAGCCTGCTCACTTTTAATAATATCTTCCTGAACTTTAGCATCAATGACCGGAGCAAGCAGCTCGTCCATTTCAACTTCATCAGGCATAACAGTTTGAGCCAGACCATCAGGGGTTGACTCGTAATTCACAAGTAAGTCTTCAATAGCTGTTTGCTGCTCAGCTTGAAGTTGGGCTTCATTAACTTCGCCAAGCTGCTTAGCGGCTCGCTCTTGCTTGGGCATCGCATCGTCAATTATCTCTTCTTTGACAAATTGCAGCTCAAGCAACTCTTCCACTTCAGGCGGCAGAGCTTCATTCACGTTTGCCATTAGATGTACTCCTATTGTTAATGTTCCGAATAGACGCTATTTGTCTATTACGGAATTGGTTAATTTGACTTGCCATAGTTGAAAGGTCATTGACAGCAGTTAAGCTTTTAATCCCATAGCTACCATAAGTGTATTGAACTTGCTTAGAGTCGATAAACATATTGGTAACCTCAGGAGATTCCAGCGCTTCATTAACTATAGCATAAGTTTGCGGCGTGATTATTTTAGCTTTAACATACCTGTCAGCCAAGAGCTTGAGGGCCTGAAGACCCGTAAGCGGATTTTTTAGCTGCCTGTTAATTGCCTCTTGCTTATATAAGCTAACACCATTAAGAAGCTTCCCCAAATCAGGGCGCCCTTTTTCGGCTACTTCACCGAGGCGATTCAGCGTGAAGTCAACGAACTCCTGTTCAATACCATTGGTAAATTGATTCTTGTTCGAAGCCGCAATCACAGAATCTTCATAGATTTTGTCAAAGTTAATTTGGTTGAGGTAGGCATTCTGAATATCCTTAGAAAAACCGCCCGCATTATTCCTAATCAACATATCTGCCATCAGAACATCAGTAGGACTTTCGCTGTTAAATGCTCTTTTATTCTGCTTAGCAAATACATCAGCAACAGTACGGCGTACGTGCTCCGGTAACTTGTTAAATTCAGATATTACTCTACCTTGATAACTTAATCTAGCATCACGCAAAATTCGGCCCTCAAGCGTAGCAGCTTCTTCAAACGGTACAGATTCATTTGCGGTTTCGAGAAAGTAATCAGAAGCTATTGGTTTGTTCTGCTGATTTAATACGCCATTACCGTTAATTGCCGCATCGAATAATCTTTGACCTGCTTTACTTAGGTTGCTTCTAATTTCCTTAAAGCCTTCATCAGCTTCTTTATTAGCTACTGTCCAGCTTTCTTTAAGTACCACAGGGTCACCAACTTTAAGGGCTTCTTCACCAGCATTAGCAGCAGCTTTAGCCGCGACAAACTTAGGTTGCGTTGCGTATTCGCCGCCGTTAAATTGACTTGCCAAGTCAATCCGCTGTTTATTAGAATCCTTGTAAATATTGTAGTGCGGTTGCCAAGCTTCAGCTACTTTAGTTCCACCGCCGCCACCGCTTCCTCTACCAATAGCTTTCTGCCCAGCTCTATAGACATCAGTTAAAAGGTCAGCTGTATTAGGTGTTGAAACACTAGAGCTAATTGTCTCCCTTTGGTCCATGAACTGCTTCTGTAAATTTGCGGCCCGCTGTTCATCAAATGGGTTAGTCCCAGTGGCCAGCATCATACGGGCGGTGTAATTGAGGTCTTTCTGCTCTTTCTGCTTACTTAACTCGTTAAGCTGATTGTCCACCCGAGCAAGGTCTTGCTGATATGCAATGTCACCGGTGCCCAAAAATGGTAAGAGTACCTTGAGCGCCCCTGGAATTTTAGAGCTAATTGAGTTATCATACTCCTTGCGGATTTCATCTTTACGGTTAAGTAACTGCAAAGCCGTTTCGCTGGTATCAATGTCATCTTGAAGCTTAGCTCTGTTAAGTGCTTCTTGCTGAGTGTTGTTAATTGAGTTGGCTTGGTCAATGTACTCCTGGGCCAAAGCAGCACCTACTGGAGATTGAGCCGCATCAAGTTCCTTAAAGGTGTTTTGCGGCTTGGAGCTACTCCACGAATAAGGAACTTTCTCGTGCTCAACAATGTAATTAACCAAGGCCTCTTCCGTCAACGGATTTAATTTACTACTATTTTCGGCCATAACTTAATCTCCTTCAAATTAGAAAAGACTGCTCGGACTAAACTTTCCCCCAATGCTACTAGATAATTGGTAACCGCTTTTGCTAGTCGTGCTAGTCCCTTGCGATTTAGTTTCAGCACCTTTCAATATGCCAAGCAAACTGTTCAGTGCTTCCAAGCTAATTGCTTCATCTTGCGCCAAGGAGTTAAGTAACACCTGGCTCGCATTAAGTTGCTGGTTGCCGGCTTGGGCTTCGAGTTCAGCACGTTTACCTGCTAATTGAGTTGCAGCATTGGTAACGGCCTCGTCATAAAAGGCCTGCACAAGTGAGTTGTCGGCAGCACCAACAGACCTAGCTAAGTCCTGATAGCTCTGGCCGAGCGCTTCATCTGACTGTTGCTTAGCAGCCGCCATAATAGCATCTACATCAATATTACCGTCTTCAGCAAGTTGGCTCAAGGTATCGTAAGCTCCGGTGGCCCGAGGGTCTTCGGTGTTAATTAGGTCGCTATAAGCATCAAGGTTATCCAAGGCCGCTTCGTTGAGAGCGTCAAGTAGCTCGGACCTAAATTGCGTAGTGTATGAACTTTCCTGCGTCTTAGACTTCTCTTTAGAATAAGAGCCAGAAAGCTTACTGGTTAATCCGGTCATACCAAACATTTAATTATCTCCTTTCATCTTAATTAACTTTCTTCAAAATTGGCCGCTCGTTGCACAAGCCATAGGCGCGTTCTAGAAAAGCTGTCCATTGAACAAGGTCGCCATTGGTCTTAATTGACGGTCGAACGAGCTGGGTGCATTGAACTTTCTGTACAATTACCCGCTCAGTCGAGCAAGCACTCAGCAGGCACAGGGCTGCTATAATAATCAGCACAAGTGTTACTGCTGCTATTAATTTCATTAAAGCGCTTATTAACTTCAACAGAAGCTTGAGTAATTTTATCATCTGTCTGCTCCTTAACTTTTATAAGTTCATTAACTTCAGTTTTCGCCCTAGCATACCCAATTGCTTCGCGGCGTTCGGCATACCAAATTGACACCATCAAGACAATTAGCAGCAGGGCCAAAAAAGCGCCTAGTAGCTTAATGCTTCCCATCGCACTTGTCCTTTTCTGATATTTTAATGTGATCAGTGCCGGCATCAAACGAGATGCTTACGTCTTTATACTTAATTGAGTATAGCTTAGAAAGCGCCTGACTTATATGCTCACCAAGCAGAAAGAGCCCAGAAACGCACGAGGCCCAAATTATGATATAGGCAATCAATTTAGTTTCCATGTGTGACTCGTGTAAAGTAACTAGGTACACAACAGTGGCGCACGGAATTACTGTAATTATCCACTTCCTTGAGATGAACCTAAAAGCCAGCTCTCGCTTGTTGCATTGCATCTTAAGTAACCACGAGGTGATAAACGGCACGAATGTACTCAGCAAGATAATTGCTATCAATGCTAAGCAAGGCATTATTTCAAAGTCTATCGGCATTGTAAATTCCTTTCTTAATTAGCTTCTCTCATAATAATTGTACCAATAATTCGTGTAAATGTCAACTTGCCACTTCAGCTACACTATGGCAGTTAATGCGATACAGAACCAAAGTAGGCCGCCCCAAACCCACTCACCTAAGTTCCATGCGTTTTTGCCCGCATCACAATTAAGCGCTTGGCAAATCAAAGTGGCAATTAGGTATGCAGGGCCCATTAACAGCCCAGACAGCATCAGGGGTATGGAGTATAAGGGTAAGCCAATTAAGAATGTCCAGACAAGGCCACGAAGGCACAAGCCGCAAAATCCATAAACTCTCGGTGAACTTATGTTCTTAATTAACTCATCTATAGCAGGGCACTCTTCACGAGAGCTTTGCTGCCCCGTAGTCAATTCACCTATATAGGTTCCCCAGCCACAAATCTGCTGGCCGAGGTACATAGTAAGGCAATTAAGTACTGCATAAGTAATTGGGCTTACAGCTTCGGGACAGTAGCTTGAAGCAAAATTCGCCATGGTTAATCCATACGTGAGTGGCTGCCAGAGTTTATTAAGTGGCAACTCGCCTAACCCAGGTAGCTCAAGGCCGCCCCGAATCCGGTTAACTAAAGCCCCGTATAGGGTTAGAATGATAATTGAGCATATAATGTTAATCATCTTTAATCCTCCTTAATCTTTCTTCATTAACTTATCTCTATGAATGCGGCAAATCTTCGAATTCAAGGCAATCTTGTTCTCAGCCATATGTCGGCTCATCTGCTCATTAGGATTGTTAATTTGCACGAAGTAAACATAATTGCGGAAGAAGCCAATAACAGCCCATTTACTTGAACCGCCAAAAATCGGCTTAAATTCCTTATATACATTATGACTTGGAATTCCAGAGTCGGTAAATTGAATCAACCTAATTGAGTAATCTGCTCTCTGGACAATTAAGTAATTAGCCATTGAATGAAGTGACATAACTTTATTATAATTGTCCGCTACAGCTATGCCTGTATTAGTAAAGCTAAGCCTGTTGTTTGGTATAGTATTTCCAGGTTGAGGCTGAAAATTGTAATTTAAGCTAAGTAACGTATGTGGCGCATCAGTGTTAGTTCTTAGTACTGCTAAGAATCTATCATTAGGTGTTGAATTATTCATTGCCCAAGGGGCGTAAATTGAGATTTTCTGTTCATTAGTAGCATCCCAAAAAGTCTGATTAGTTGACATGACTCCGTCAATATTCTCCTCAGATGTTCCGGCAGACCAAGATACTTTAGCATAATCAAGTGAATCAGTATAAAAACTCGATAATTGATTATACGTGAACATATCAACCATAACGCAAAATGCACCATATAAGCCATTAACATAATGATAAGAGCAACTCCATGGAGTTGCTTCACCAAATTTCGACTTGCTGCCTCGATGTAGACATAACTTAATTGCTGTTTCTTGCGATACCCAACTTCCTCCAGTCGAATAAGAACCACCAGATTTAAGCCCATGATGCTCACTTAATTGAGATTCTGAGCCGGGAACCCCATTAACTCTGTTTGCAATAACACCCAGCATTGTAGTGTTGTTTCTAAATGGGCCGTAAATTTGGCTAACGCCGCTAAACCTAGAAATTCCGGCTTTGTATGCTCTCTTCATTAAGACCCACTGCTCAGGGTTACTTGAAGAATCTCTGGCGGTCCGCAAGTTAATTTGGTTTAAGCCTGAATCAGCATAATAAGTAGATGCATACCAATGTTTTTGCGCCGGTTCATAAACAGGGCCAAACATTTCTGGCGTATTATCCTTAATAGTTACGGGACTTTCGCTTGAAGCGAAAGTTAATTGACTATCAAGATAATTAAAGTTACTTATCATTTCGGCACTGTCAATAGCTTCCTCGTCATTACTTGAATTAGCCGTAAATCCAGAACCTTTGAACCTAATCATGTTTCTAAATTGAACCAGCCCAGCTGGCAGTATTTCATTTAGAGCACCCTTCAAGTAATAATTCTGTCTACAATTATATGTATTTTGCCCAGTACTTAGGAATCTTCCACGAAGCCTATCCTCATACATCTGCATATAAGGGTTGTAAATTGACCGTCCTTCGTGGTCAGCATTATATTCACTTGACATCTGAGGTTCATCTGGGTAAGTCAAAGTAAGCCCATTGAACCATTCAAGAGGGGCTAAATTCGAGGCCCCTTTTCCAAGGGGCCTTAATGAAGTTCTTATCACCATTAACTTATTCCTCCTAATTTACGCCGTGGTGTCATATTCGGCTTCGATGTTAGCTATCCATTGAGGCTCGTAGCCCGGAAGAGCCGCCGTCGAATTATACCTAAATGAACGCCGCAAGGCAATTAACTTATATGGAGCACTCGACTCTTGGAATGTACCCTCAGAGCTGTCAATCCAGTAAGGTGTAACAGCTGAGCCGTTAATTGTAAATTCGACGCCGGTTACCAGCGAGCCGTAGCTTGAGTCAGAGCAGTCAATTAACAGCTCAAAGGTAATTACCGCATCATCCGGAATGCCAGCCGGAACTGTGATAGCAACAGGCAATTTAGCGCTGCCGGCCATATGAGTTACTCTAATTGTATAGTGCTTAATCTGGTTATCAAGTGTAACCACAGCATTATCCGCAGCACTAATTTGAGAGTTCCTTGACATCACTTTCTCAGTTGCGGCGCAGAGCATCTTGGCATTAAATGGCATACCCTCAGTCCAGCCAGCTAATGCTACAGCGAGAGAACCATTAGAGTCAATCAAGGGCCAACCAGATGAATCTGATAAAGTGTATTTAGCATAAACGTTATTAACTTTAGGCTCTATTGTAACTTGACCGATAAATGTACTTCCGATTCCGATTGAACCATCAGCAACAGCAATGTAAGGTGCTGAATACTGAGAAACATAGTAAGCTTGATTAGTAGCGTAATCTCGTGAAGCCATTTGCCAAGAATCATATTGTATGTTACTTGAGATTATAGACTTAATACGATACATATATAATCCACCATCAGCTAACGTACCTGGAGGGAGCATTACTTGAGAACCTTTCACAAAAAACCACCCGCCAACTACCGGAGTTAATCCAGAGAATACTGCAGAAAACTCCTCAACTGTGTTTGGCACTTGTGACACTGAATCAAGTACACCATAAACAAGTTGGTTAATCGTGATATTCTGCGAATTACTGACTTCAGCAACATTGGCCATCTGGCAGATAGTTAAGTCAGCAGAACACACAATGAACTGGTCGAGGTAAATTGCGCGGCTGCTTAACTGACTTAAGTTCCAATTAAGGTCTTTCAAGCCAAGCTCCGCTTCTTGTACTGAAGTGAATAGCTGGCTTTCGTCCGAAACTTGCTGAAGCAACAGGAGGATTTGGCCAGTTTCAATTAACACCAACCCGAAGACCACAAATTTACTAGTACCATTACTTAAGTCAAGCAGAGTTTTCGTGCTCGTTGTTGTATTGTAGTAGTAAGGTTGAATGTTAGGTTGAGCCGTTTCGCTGTCATGGTCATAATTAGGGTAGTAATATTTGAAGTTAATTGACGGCATAGCAGGAAACAGCTTGCGGTCAGGCCGCTGCGAATTACCGGCGTAGTTGATACCTTCTTTAATTAAGTCGAAACTTTGGCAGCTCAAGCCCTTGGCCGAATCTGAGGAAGTTACTTGAGCAGCGAAGTTAACTACCATTATAGGGTGGTCGCGCCCAAATGTACTTGAATCAGCCAAAAACGGCCGCACTGAAAGCTCCGAGGCCGTTAAGTCGCCATCTGCATTAACATAGATGTTGCACAGGGCTAAGTAGATGTCGTAATCTGATGTACTTATTTCCCCGATGCCGCTTTCATTAAGTCCAGCATAAACAACTTGGCCTGCATATTCGGGACCGATTGTAACAGTTTCTTCCTGATGTTGCACCAAGTCCGTGCCGTTAAACCACTGGAAGGACTTAAGTAAGATGGTATTAGTCGAGCTGACCGTGACAATATCGGCCGTATAGGGTTTGGTCAACCCAATTAACAAGTCCTTCTTTTTCGGCAACGTAGCTGCATTTGCACCAGACTCTGCAGTAACAGCCGACAGCTCGTCTTCAAGTTCCTGAAGTTCGTCTGCTACTTTACTCCTAACAGCGTCAGCCGCCACGTTATTCATATCAGCACGAGCCAAGTCAATCCGGGCATTGTTCAAATAAACGCTAAGCGTCTGGCCGGTTTCAGTGCTGATTTCACGGTCATTGTAGTCAACACCTTCTCCAGTAACATTAGCAATTCGTAAAACGCCTTTGCTCATTTTCTATCCTTTCGTCAATTAAGTTTAATAAATCCGCATACGCATGAAGTTGCTGAAGCTACTCTGGTTATAGCCCCAAACCACACAATTATCTCTGTAGGCCAAACCATTCTTATTGAACCGCACGCGGTAATTAGCCGGAATAATGAATTGGCCGCTCGAGCAACCCGAGCTGCTTCCGGTGAAGTGGCCGTAAAACAGGTGGTTCTCTAATTGAGTGCCATTTGGGGCAGAGATAATTATGTGGGCTGTCGAGCCGCCCGGCCCTGCAGCAGTGGCGCTAATGAAGACCGGCTGACTCCATGACTTATTACTGGTAAACAATGTTCCGTTGTACAATTCAGAGGAATAGTTCGGGGCGCCATTTGACGAGGTCGACCTAATTAACGGCCGAACACAAGTTGAGGCTCCTTTATCCCAGATAAAGTAACTTCCTTTTACAGTTCCATTAGATGTTGCGCTACGAGTCTTAGTAGCCACTCCCTTAGTGCCACCTGAATCTAAGTAAAGCTGCATCTGAGCTTTAAGTGGGTTCATCATAGCGGTCAAGGTCGTGGTGCCGCCATCGCAGGTTACAACTCCATTGCCTTCCAAGTACTTAAGCGACTCGAAAGCAGTCCACATAGGCTGCTGAGAATTTCCGGTTGAGTAATCTCCCTGGAAAGTATCTTTGAAGCAAGCGGCAGTGTAATCACCTATGTAGACGGAGCCAGCACCGGTAATGAAGTCAGTGCCGCTGATGGTTCCATCGACAATGAGTTTACAGCCAGCTTCAATTGTCAAGGTGTACGCACTAGAGCCAATTAAGTTGAAACAGTGCAAAACGGCTCCATTTGACAGCGTAACATTGCTGACCATATTGAATGTGGCGTAAGGTGCTTCGACCCGTTTTCCAGCGAAGTTACTTAAGTTAGCATTTGAAGCATCTTGGCAAAAAATGAACCCACTTGAGTCAACTGCAGCGGCGCCGCCCAGCGACACCTTTGCTAATTGAGGGTTATTTCCGGACAGCACATCGTTGCCGCCCTCGCTAATGAAAGTTCCTTCGTAGGTGTTTAAGGCCAACTTAGTTACAGGAATATTCTCAAGCTGGTTGATAATATCAGATGAAGCTACATTACTAAAATCGGCCCGAGCAAGCCAATGACCTCCCGGAGTCGCACCATCGTGAATTGCCACTGTCCAGTTTCGAGTGTCAACGAAGAACTCTCGAGGGTTATAAACTGCATTGATTTCTTCCAAGTTACCGGAGCCCAACTGCGAAATTCGGCCTTGGTAATCACTATTAGGTAATCTATCTGTCATAAATAAGACCTCCCTTAAATAAGTTAAATTGTATCCCTGTTATCTCACAAAAGCCTTTTACAGCATAATTGAGCATGTGGTAAACGCCAGTGTTGTAGATGTTGCCTACAAGGCGGCGCCCAACGAAGTATTTGTCCTCAATTAACACCTTGTGATGTGGCAAGTTTCCGTAGGCGTCAGTTGAAGATGTCAAGGTAATTGACACATCATACCCCATTGATATGTTCTGGTTCCACTCGAAGTCAGGTTCCTGGGTGACTGCGCAGTCAAGCTGGGGCGCTTGAAGCTGACAGTCCCAAATGAACTCCTTCCTGTTACTTGACATATTAGTGTCAACTCGAGTTATTACCGTAGTGCACTCGATGGGGATTTCTGGTGCGAAGCTAATTGAGTTGAACTCAAAAAACGCGTCCACTTTGTCGATCCGCTTTGCTTGCTGATACACATCTGTTTCAAAGCCGCAACTTAATTCAAAGCCGCTGCTCCACGTATTGTCATAATCATTCAGGTCAACATCAAAATCACTGTCATTTAGGTCTTCATCGAGCAAGCTGCCATTCAAGTCTTCATCGAATACTGCTGGTAATGGCAGTTCCAGCTTATTGAACTCAGGCTCGAGTTTATCAACTAAATGCGTTATGACGGCATCAGCGAGCGGCAATTCTGCATAGAGGTTAATCGAAGCACACATTGTGTCAGGCTGCTCTGCGGACAAGCTTCCAATTGACTCAACGTGCAGCCTGTTGCCGTAGTAGCTTATTTCGTTAAATTCTGTATTATAAGCACTTCGGTACTCGAAGTTCCAGAAGTGCTGGAAGTTAATGAAGTTGAAACCACGAACAGCAGTTAATGCATGCTGTACCTTGAAAACGCGCCCAAGCAACAAGTCAATGCCAAGTATGTTTCCATAGTAATTAACTACAAGGTAGCGAGTTTCCAACAAGTCTAGGTATTCGATGTCGATGTCGATTGAGTTGAAATAGTCAATTAACATCTCATTTACGACCTTGAACCCACCGGAACCCAGTGAGCCCAAATCCTCGTAGCTGTAGAGGTTCTTGTCTGAGTCAATGAAGTAGACAATGCCAAAGGTGCTAGTTAAGCAGCAGTCTCGATTGAGAATCCGATGCTTACTGACTTCCTTGAAATTATAAACCAATGCCGTGTTCAGCTCGGTGGCGCTAATTACGTTGTCTGATGTGAATATCAGAAAGCCGTTTTTCTTCTTCGCCAAGGCAATTCCCTTACCAGTGCTAAGTGAGTCCAGACTCTGAAAACCGGCTCCGGTAGTTGTACTCGGCTGGAAGTCATCTCCATTGCCAACAGCGCTCCAAGCTACAACATCATTACTCAAGGCAATTAACCTGTTATTCGTTGCGCAAATGAACTTGGCACTCTGAGGGAAGCCCGTGGGGTTAATTTGGGTGATGGAGTTAATTAAGTGGTCATACTTAAATAGCACTTGGTCACACAAGATGTAGTAGTAAGAGCCAATGTAATCTACACTCACATTTTCGGCATCGCTGCTAAGCATCAGCAATACTGTTCCATCGCCTGTGGTGGCTGAGTACCGGTAAATGTACTTGTTTGTGATAATTAACTTCCCAGCATCATCCTGTAAATCGACTACCTTTTTCAGCTCGACGTTCCTTGAGTAAGGCATAAAAAACAGCGGCTTGTAGCCAAGACCGGTCGAGTAGCCATTGTACGTCGGGATAATGTTCGAGCCGTCTGTTATGTTAAGTTGATTACCTTCGACTCTATCATAAGTTATATTAGGATTGAATATCAATAAGTTCTTATTAACTATTGAAACCATATTGCGGCCTCCTAAAGTTACAAGCAGTAGAACTTATAGTATCCTGTAAAGTCTACCGTCTTTGTGATTACATTAGCTAATTTAGCACTGACGCTAAGCAAGTTGCCTTCCTGGTCAACCATATAGTAACAGTTGTACTGGCAGTCGCCGCCGGAAACTGCGAAAGTTAATTGACGAGTCTTTATGGACCACGCCAGCGACTCATCTTGCAGCACGTCCCAATCTGTAGTGGAAGGTACTGTAAGGGTTACAGGGGTGTAGTTAGTTGACTCGACAATGTCGCTTAACTCCGTCGTCTTGTCAAAGGCCTCGGATATTTGGCCTAGCTTAATTGTAACAGCTGTTATAGTCCGCTGTCCCTTAAACATAGCTTTAAGCACTTCTTCCTCGAGTGTGCCACTTACCATATTGGGTACTGTAGCACCCTCAAAAACATAAGTGCCGCCAAACAATTTTTTACGGCCGCCTTTCTTGCTGCCGCACTTACTTTTCTCTGCTGAAAATTCCATCTCAATTAACCTCCATTCTGATTAACGCCCGCAGCTTCTTCGAGGGCCCGCAACCGCTCTTCGATTATCTGCAAGTTATAATTAAGTTGCTCTATTAAATCATTGCTCTCTTCCTCGTAGAGAGGTAATTGGAGCGTTTTTACATCAGCCATCTCAATTACCTCCCCTCTAATACCCAAAGTTAGCGTAGCGCTCGTTCTGAACAAGTACAGCAAACAGCTGGTTGAACTCGGCGAATTCACGCTTGAATCGCTCGGAGTCGTCAAGCAAGCCATACAACTTACTTAGCGTTCCAGAAATTACCACGTCCTTGTAATCCCTGAGAAGCCAGTTTCCGTAAGCCGCCAATTCTTCCTCTCGTTCATTAACTTCTTCCAAGTCAAGCGCCTTCCATTCGTCGCTTTGGACATCTTCTCTAACTAGCCACTCATTAGACAACCAATCGTATTTAACAAGTCGCTCAGCTTCTGGTATATATTCGAACTTCTTTGGGAAGCTATAATATGTTATCTCAATTGACGTCGGCTCTTCATTAACAGGTAAGCCGTAAATTTCACCTAGAACATTCTGCCCACTACCGAAGACAAAGACATACTTCTCGCCCACTTTGTACCAGTAGTTGTTAAGTAAGTTCTGCCCAACACTAGGCTGATTGTTTGGCGGGTATAATCCAAGCGGCTTGTAGCAGACAGAGTTAATTAACCTTACATCTGGATTGCGCTTCCATACCCACTTTGAGGCACTTTGAAGTTCCAAGTTAGGCGTGTCAGGTGTCAATTCAAGCTGCTTCAAATCACTTTGAAAATACTGCTTACTGTGAATCCTTGAGATAATTCCCTGAGCCAACTTAACAACAATGTCGCGCATATCAATTCTATTTGACAGTTCACAGACATCATCTACAATTTGACTAAACATCTCAATTACCTTTCATACGAAAAAAGCCCCAAGGCATTTCTGCCTCAGGGCTTTAATTACCTTTGTTACTTAACAGACGGCAACGGATTCGAGCCCTTAACTAAGTTATTAAAGTTAAACGACTGCGCCGAGCCCACATTGCCAGTGCCAAGTTCATTGCCTTCATCCTGTCCCTTGGCCGCTTCGTCATTTGCCTGCTGCTTTTCTTCTTCAGACTTAATTGCCTCAACAGCAGCAAATTTAGACAGCTCCTTGGAAAACGGCCCGACTTCTTCGTCTGATTCCAGCTCAATGAAGCCAACGCCGTTTGCCAACTTAATGTGGCCTTTGGAAGTAATGAGGCTCCGCAGGTTCTTATTGTAGACCCTAATTACACACTGCATAACCGTTACTCCAGATAGATGTTACTGAGAACGCCTCCGGTATTTTCATCTGCATACTCAAGAGTGAGTTCAGAGGTAATTACGTTGGCCTGACCGTCCATACCTACCGGAGTCGCATCCTTGATTTCGGCGTCGGTCATATAACCAATCTTAATCAAGCCCGGGTGGTAAATCAGCATCGACTTGCTAAGCGACTCAGTCTGGCTGAACAGCGGGTGAGCAAGAATCTTAACTTCCTGCATTCCCGGCAACTGAAGCGCATACACGTCGAGGCCGTATACTTTAGTCGCAGTCCCAATCGGGTAATACGAGCTGCCAGCATCTCTAATGAGTTTATTAAGAACATAAAGTACATTGAGAGAGGTCATAACAACGCGTTCATTAGGTACGCCCTCAGGGCAGGTCTCGAAGTTACTGTACATCCATTCCTGAATTGAGTCCAAAGTTGCAGCGGCGGCCAATGCAGTGTTATTCTTAACAATGCTCATCAAGCCGTCCATCGTGCTCAGCACTTCGGAGCCGTCAACCTGATTGAGAGATTTGCGGCCAAGCAGCAAAGCCATTTCGATGTCCTGCGCGTGCATTGACACGGCATCTTCTTTGTTCTCCGTTGCCTTGTTTCCAGTGATGAACTTAATGTGCGCAGCCGTACGAGTCGTGCCCCAGCCATTGCGGAAAATCTGGCTGTAATTCATACGAGGAACGCCACGGCGGTACTTAGGATTCGGCGCCAACGAACCTTCTTTTTTGGCAGTACCTAAGTAAAGCAGTTCGTCATTCTGAGTTACTGCAGCTGCTGTCGATTCAGCAAAGCCACGAACGACAGTCAGGATGTTGCCTGACACGGCGCTAACGAACATATATTCATTAGTCTTAGTGTTCATAATCACCGAAGACGGTTCAACCACAGCACCTTTGTCCACAGTGATGGAAGTTGCCGAGTTGTTTGCTGCCGCCGAGGCAATTAACTTCGAGCTATACGGCTGCTTCATGAACCAGTAGTGGATTTTCGAAGTCAGCTGAAACTGAGCGGCACCCGAACTCAATGAGAATATCGGGGCAGTACCGGCCAGCTGGGACCGGAACAATTTACTATTGAAGCTATCAAGCCGCTCGGCATTGATACCTCCCTGAGATGAAAAGATTCCTGGAATCATCTATTTACTCCTTTGTTAAATTTACTTACTAATCAACAAGTTACCGAAGAGGCCATCAAGGTCTTTACGATGCTTGTCAGCTGCTTTTTCATCAGCGCTTTTGCTTGAAAGCTTGTTACTGAAGTCCTGCAAAAATGTCTTAGTTGCTTCAGTTGCCTCGTCAAGCGACTTACCCTGCTGCAAAAACCCTTTCATTACCTGGGTAATAATTGGGGCGGCACTTGGGTCTTTCATCAATGGAATCTCCCGAGTGGCCTTGTCTAATTGACTCCTACTTGAAACGGCCGCCTGAATCTTGTTGCTGACATTGCTGTCGTAAGCATTGAGGCGGTTTTCAATGGCTTTGTCAATTACACTGGTTGCATCATACAGAGCTTTGCCGTAAGCACGCTGTGCTACAGAGTTAATGAAGTTTCCCAACTTACTTGGGTCTTGCATCAGCTCTGCGGCATCGTATTCAACGCCGTCAAGGAAGTTCTGCTTCGCTACATACTGCTTGAATACATCACCTGAGTTTACTTGCTGGCCCTGCTGAGCACTCTGTGCACCCTGTGCACTTTGTGCTGCTTGCTGACTTGCTTGAGCCGGCGGCACCTGCTTGAACGGATTAAGTTCTTCCGGCGCTTCGGGTTGACTTGACGTAAAGACTTGCTTGAGTCTGGCCAAAAACCCGGCATCATCGTTTACTTGTTCGTTTTCAGTTTCCATTTATTTTACTCCTTTATTCTAAATGTTTTGACTGTTTTGGTCAACAGGTATTTCCTGCTGCTGTTGCTGCTGTGCCATAGCCTGCTGAAGTAACTGGTAAGCTAAGTTCCTCTGCTGTATTGGCAATGAGTCAATCGGCGACTCTTTCTTGAACATACTGAAGTCAATTTGGTGCCCTGTCAAGCTGCTCTGGTAATCGAACAACTTAGTTAAGTCATATTCCTGGGCAACTTGTGGCAACTGGATTAACTTGTTAATGAATGTATCCATCTGCTGAGCTTTTATATCTCTATCGACGCCGGTCATTGCGGTGGTAATTGAGTACATAACACCACGGCCGCTGAACTCGCCTATGGCGGTTGGAACATCATTACCTTGAGCATCTTTGACCATCAGGGTAGCCTCATGGTCGAAAATCGTCTGGATGTGAATTGACTTCAAGGGCGTAATTAACATCGCCTGAATTTGGCGCGCCATTAACTTCGTAGCCTTACCCGACGTCTCAAGTGCCTTTTTGGCCTGCCACTCAGTTGCTCTGTCGAGGCTGCTCATTAAGCTAGCTTGGTCAGTCGGCATAATAATCTGCATTATGTTCTTCATCTGGTTGATGTCACTTAAGATATGCTGAGTATCCGGAGCATCATTGAAGTGCATTATGGCAGACCCAAGCGACTCATTAGGCTCAGACGACACCGGAATCCACGGGCACTCTTCATCAGCTTCCTTAGCTTTGGTGATTTCATTGAGTGATATGCGATTGCGGTCATAGAAATTGAGTCCGTAAACTTTCTTCCGGTCGCCTTTTTGCTTCGTGTTAATTAAGAAGTTTATGAAGCATTGAACCGGCGTAAGATTTTCGGCCGGAGCAACTCCGGGGAATATCGGGGCTACGACTACGGGGATGACTCCATTGGAACTGACTTCTGCATTAACTAGCGTCTGGCCAATGTAAGTTAATTTAAGCAGCGTCTTGGTAAGCGGCTCGAGGCCGGGAAGTTCGAAGCCAAGTAACTCAGGGCAAACGCGCACATAGACAGTTGTCTTGTTAATGAAGTTCTCACGTGTGATATCACTATCGCGTTCAGTGTCGTGCGGCAAAGGGTTGAAGTCAAGTATGTATTTGAAGTCCCTTGGGTTGTTCATCGAAAAAACGGCGCGATAGCCGGCTGTTCTGCTACACTCAAGTAACTCAGAAAGTTCCTTGTCACCAACTTCGGGGTGCAGCGATTGATTGAGTATGTCTGTTTTGGCGATGCTCTCGACGTAGGCGCAAAAATCGCCACATTCACTAAATGAGCGCATATCAGTTAATTTACTGAAGTACAGGCAGCCGGGGTTAATTAACTTCAGATTCACACCGAACGCCGGATTCTCCGTGACGCCCTCGACGTTGAACTGGTTAATTGAGTCTTTATCCCAACGAGCTTCCACTGCGGCAATGCCATAATGAAGTATGCACTTGAACGCCTGAAGTAACACGTTGAAATGGTCGAACCTAGTGAAGTCCTGACTCATGCGCTCCGCCACCGCCGCAACATACTTCTGGTTATTTGGGTTGCCAAAGGCTGTGTAGCTGTCATTGGAACTTATAAGTAAATTGACGAGGTCAGAAGCGGCCTCATTAAGTTGGGTTGCAGCAAGCGGCAGCTTAATATCATTGCGATTTTTCATCTTGCTTAACGCGTATCGAGTAATTCGGCTTACGAGCTCTTGTATGTTGCCGAGGCCCAAAGAGCCGTCCCGAGTTACTCCGTCATAGCGGTCAATTACCCCGCTTCGACCATACAAGTCAATTAACACTCTGTTGCAAAGATGCACCAGGTCGTTGGTCGAGTCGCTGCACATACCTACGAAGTGACTACAGTAACTTCGCAACTCCCTTGACTCGCTATAAGCCTTAAAGTTTTCTACTGGTGTAAACATATTAGGTACCTTTCTGTTTATAAACTACTTGCCGCCGCGATTCGCTGTAACAACTCACTTGAGTATCCGGACTTACTTAACTTCCGATTTTTGGCCTGTTTGATTTTCTCAAGGTGCAGCTCAAGCATCTGGCAGCCATAGGCCTCTACGTCAATTAAGTCATCTGAATTGTCTTTACGCGTCGGGTCAAAGGCAAGTAGCTGAGTAATGGTTAAATTATCATTATCACTTAAATGATATACGCCTTGGTAAAGTAAGTCAACAAAAGATTTTATTCTAGATGCTTTACTCTTCTTGAGCGTTTTTAGTGGGACATAGTCAATTAAACCGCTGCTGCCATTCACTGAGTCCATGTACTCGAACATCGATTTCAGAGATGCTTGATACGCTTCGGCCTCGAAGCCCACAATTGAGACATTCCACTTACTGCACATATCCTGCATCGCGGCGTACAAAGCAACTGGCGATTCGCCATAAGCCACCCTTGAGTCGACTATTTGCCAATGAGGCGTCGGGGTTTCGTAGTAGCAATGAACAGCCATTGTCTGTGCGTGTCCCCAGGCCGCTTGGCTGATTGCAGGGTCAATTGTGATAAATCCGTATTCGTGCTCACTTGACTCTGGGTCGACCTTAGGGCTTCGGGTGATGCGCTGTAAGTCAATTGACAGCGTATTTGCGGCCATAGGGTCATTGAGCATTTCGGCACACCACTGCCCAGCTAAGCCCTTGCTGGCATACTCATTGTATTCGGCTATGAGGTCGGCAAAGCTGTTAAGCTCTGGCCACAATGGGGTTCCGTCTTGCTTGAGAGCACTCAACTTAATTGATGCCCATTTCGGGCTCGCACAATTCTCGTTGACGATGCTATTCCTGTTGACGATGTTGCCCAACATAATTAACCGGCCCTGAGGGCTCAACGCCTTGATGCAGTCAGAGAAGAACCAGCGCTTGAGTTTGTCGAACAGCACCTCTGATTCATTCTCTTGGCGGTCTTCGAGGTCGTCAACTAACAGCACGTCAATTCGGCGGTTATTAACATTGTAGCCTCGAATCTGGCTGTTTGCACCAAAGCTGCTCATATTAAATGTGTGGCCATTGAGCTGAAAGCTGTATTCGCCTCGGTCAAGCTGCTCCTTAATGAACTTGGGTACTCCGAAGGCCGCCATCATAGATTCGGAGCAAATTAAGTTCCGAATGTCCATTAGGGCCTTTGTGGCAAGCGGGCTACTGTGGCTCAGATACCCAATGTTCATGTCTGAAGTGGCACCGTGAATTAACCTGCTAACAGCTATTTTGGCAATCGTGGTCTTGGCGTGCGACCGTGGGCAAGCAACACAGACCCTCTTAATTGACTCATCAATAAAAAGCCGGAACATCTGCAAGTGGAACTCCGGCGTGGGCAAGAGGTCATCACCTGCTTGAGCGCCCAAAGCAAATTGAATGTAGGCCGCTTCGCTGCCAAGCAGCGTCTGCCGCAATTCTTGTGCATTAACTTCGTATAACATGTTCGCCTCCGGCTGCTTTAATTGTTGTACTATCAAATTTAGCTTCTCTGACTTCTCTGGATTCTCCGGCTGTTCCAGCTGCTCCGGTGGCGCTTGATGGCAAGTCAATTAAGTCGTCAACTTGCTTGAGCATCTCAATGCCGGCCGGGCTCGTTTCCTCGGCTTGCTGAACAGGCTCAAAGAAAGCTTCTATCTCAGAGCCGCCTCGAGCAAGTCGCTCCATATCCTTAGCGGTGAATACATCAAGGACTTTACTGGCGGCACCTGAGCTACCCGAGCTACTTGGCACAGCTGGTGCTAATTGAGCTATCGGCCCCGCCACTGGCCCCGCATTTACCAGTGCATTGACGACCTGCTGATTAAGCTGCAACGTGATAGTCTTAGCTCCCTCGACCAGCTGCTGCATAGCCTGTTGCTTGCCTTTATGCGACCTAATTGCCTTATTTGCAACCGCCGCAGCCTTGAGGGCGAAAACCGGGTCTGGCCGTGAATTAAGTTCCCCGAGGACATTCTTCAAAGCTAGCACCTCGACTTCGTCCCACTTGCTTGAGGCGTCAGCCGAGTTCAGGCGCTCAGCTGCTTCCTGCTGGGCAATTAACTGTTTAAGCTCAGGAACTTCCAAGAGTTCAGCAAGCTGATTAGGTTCGAGGTTCAAAAAGTCAGCCATCATTGCGGTGGGCATTCCGGAGTTAATTAACTGCACCAACTTGCTTCGCGCCCCTGAGTTAAGTGATTGCCAAATGCTTCCGCCGGTGCTTTCGCCAGCATTACTGTTTTCATTACTTTCCATCTTCCTTGCCCTTCCTGTTATTGGCCTTATTGCTTGTGTTGCTTGTGTTACTTAAGGTGAATTTTGTGGCCTTGTAATTAACATCTTGAAGCAGCGCCCAGCCTCGAGGCGTCCTGTAGTAAGGTTCCTTAATTAACTTCTCAAGTTCATGGAGCTTCTGCCAAATTTCGGGCCACTCTTGTTTAATCAACTTAAGCTCCTTGATGTTCCTGCTGCGGCAGCACCAGCACCCTGGCTTAATTAAGCCCGCCGTGTAAAGCCGCCCTATTGCCCAGCCCTTCCTACTTAGCCACTCTACGCAATAAGCCTTGCTGCGGCCCTCGGCGATGTTGGGGTTAATTAACTTGAAGTTCCTAAGCACCGGCACCGAAAGGCGGCTTCGAGTCAGCTCAGCAGAGCGCTCTGTGGTACAGCCGAAAATTAAGTGCAGTTCTAGCTGCTCCTGAGCAGCTTTCTTCAAGTACTGCTCCTTGAGGTACCGGTTTATGAGGAGCCACTTAATTGACTCACCCCATCTCAATTTACCTCCACACCAGCCGCGGCCCCGCTGCAACCGTTGCACGAAGCCCTGCCACTGGAGATTCTTACTTGCATCTCTTGGCCTATAGAGCTTCTCAATGGACTTGTGTAGCATCTCATACTTAAGGTGGCCTTGGAGCTCAGTGAACTTAATTAGCTTCTCCTTGCAAATTGCCTTGAGCGCTTCAGCGGCCTGCTCCTGTTCTGGCCATTCGAAGCCCAAATTGACATAGACAAGTTCATCGCCCTGCTCCAGGTCACCCCGCTCAAGTAACTCACAAAAGGCCATTAGCGCCCCTGCACTCATTTTGGCCAGTAACACCCTAGTGGTTTTGCGGCTCGTGGCCTCGTCACTTGATTCTTCATTGATTAAAGTCATTGCTTGATTCCTCCTATTTTAGCTAGCTTACCAAATAATCCAGCAAATGTCAACAGGGCAGCTACTGCAATTACTATAGTCAATATACTATTAAGCAACTACTTCTGGTAATTCGAGGCGCTGACAAGCAGCGGCTGACCAGCCGAAGTCAATTAGCTTCACAACCAGAAAGCGGCCTCAAAGGTTCATTAGCTTCAAGCGAAGTCCGGTTAAGCCGGTTACTCGAGTTTCGCGGCAAGCCGCTCTGACCACTTTGGAGTTAATTGACTTGTGAAGCTAATTAGCACCCAACTGGAAACCGGCCCTCGAAGCTGCTAACGCAGTTAATGCAGATTCACGTGTCAATTAAGCATCAGCCGGCTGGAAATGCCAATTTTCTTGCGAATTTGCTGAGGGTACATTTATATACGGCAGAGCCCTTCACTTGTCTTTGGGGTGCTATAGCCCCTTTTGCACAAGGCAAAATTTTTTGGTATTCTAATGTAGTTTTTGTTTGACAATAAAAGCAAAGTCCTGTAGAATACCCTTATATTAAACAAACTGAGAAAGGAAAGAAGATGACAAAAAGCTACTCACTTGCTAGCGCTTTGCTTGAGATAAGAAAGACAAGTAACTACTTGCCGCGGGTTTTTGCTGATTTTGTCGAATCGGCGGCAGTGCATAAATTTAACCGCGGCGGCAAAACAATTTTGATTTACGACGACTTTTCAGCATTACAGATTGACGACGACACAAAAAGTGTTGATTCCGTTGACGCCGTGACAAGTAACTTAATCGAGGTTATAGCTAGATTATTGCAATATCAGAATAATCCTGCTGATATTCCTACATACTTGTGGCATGACTTGAGGGAATGGTTACGACAACACGGATAACCGCCGCGGGCTTGCCGGTTGCCTCAATTAAAACCGGCTTATTCCTTTGCGTTAAACTAACGCGCCTCTAAAGTAACCGGCGGCAAAGCCGCTTAACGTAAACTTTTAATTAAAAGGAATTTTGAAAATGGAAAAAGAAGAAATTTTAGAAACATTAAACAAAATCAGCGCCGGTGACGCCGTTAAAGTAACCGTTGATGACAACGGCAATTTAACCGCTACTGTTGCCGGCGAAAAAGCAAAAAGTGTATCCGTCCGGGTTATTGACGGCTTTTCTAACCGTAACTTATCTTGCCGTCTGATTAAAGACAAGCAAGGCAAATACGACGTCTTATACACTAACATACCGGACGTTATGGAAGTCGCTGGACTCAATGACATTTGCCGTGAATTTGTTGAGAAGTACTTTTTAAGTAACTACATTCGCAAGCTTTTAACCCTGCCTAACCTCAATAACATTGTCGACATACTAACACCACAGAACGGCGGCAACGCTCAAGCGAATCCCTTGTCGAAACCTTTCAATGCACTGGTTAAAGCTTTGGTTGTTAGCTTGAAGGCGAACATGCCCGCGAAAGCTAGCTTGATTAATGAGAAGACCGTTAAAACTTTTCTTGCTGATTTGCAAGCGGCTAACCTTATCTTAGGTAACACCACCGTGAAGGGTAAATCGATTGCTGTCGCTGACTATATTAAGGCTCTTATAAAATGGCATTGTGAAAAGCAATCACCTAATGCGGTTAATTTTGCACACGGGGTAACTTTCACGCCTGATGACTATATCGGATACGCTGTTGCGCTTGCGGCAAAAGCAGTTGACCGCAAAGTAGAAACAAGTATTGATGAAGACGACTTAGACATCTAATTGCTTGCTAACGATTAGAGGGGCTTGCTTAAGCCCCTCTTTCTTGCTCTAAGCTACAACCTTTACTAGTAATATCTAACTAAATACTATCACATTACAATCACACAATCACATTAAGGATTCAATGAAATGACAAACTTAAACACAACCATCTATTACAATCTAAACGCTTTTCAAAAGCCCCGGCTTAAAACACTATCTCAATTTACCCTTATCGATTTTTCCACCCTCGTGGAATACGTTGTCACAAACTGCTATTCTACTAGCTTACCCGACTTACCGCCCGAAAAATTCACCTTGCTTAACTTGTTTAACCTAATTAACACAACGCAATCCACCGATTGCTCAATCGACGCCGACAAAATCCGATCAGGTTATTTCGCTGTTTTGCAACACTTACCCCGGTTGACTATCATTGACTACATTAAACTGTTAGCAGATTCGGCCGCCAGCGGCGTAAATGAACCTAAATTGAGTGAAAACTCGCAAACAGCCCCGGCTATTCTATCGAACTTAATTGACAAACTAACCACCGAAACGGCTAATCGAAGCTTGCGAATCAAGCAGTTTGAAGCGGAACAAAGAGCCCGATTACGTGCACGCGCCGAGCGTCGAGCTAGCTTAGCGGAAAGAGAGTTAATTGAGCGGCGCAAGCAGCGAGCCAAGCAAGTTCAAGCACAGAAAACTAACTTGAAGATGTTCATTAAAGCACTTTCAGTTACCACCGACGAAGCTAGTTTTTCCCAGAAGGTGCTTAAGATGGTAGACTTAATTGACAACGACCTAGATTTATGATTCACTTGCTTCGCGTCGTTCAGCATAAATAAGCACCTACTTAACTTAGCCGAAGGCAATTAACTCCCAAATTTGCACTCAATTTAGATGGAAAATTTTTGTCTAGAATGGGTGCAAATTTTTGTCTAACTTTGAAATTACTGGGGCTGTTTAGTCGGTAATTAAGTTATTTTTTGCTCAAGGTATTCAAAATCCGAGTACATTGAACAACTTTTAACTTAATTACCGACTGGACGCGCGTTACGATTTTTCCTACGAAGTGGTTTTTTGAGCTCAATTAACACTTTTTTCTTGACAGCCTGCGCTCGCTTAACAGCTCGCTTCGACAAACTTACTTGCCTTCGTCGTTCGCCCAGTGCTTTACACCGAAACATTTAACTT